GCCCCTGTAGCCGTAAGTCCAGTAGTTCCAGCACCTGTAGTCACAGTATATGGAGTAAACGGAACCTGTGCAGCTCTACCTGCCTCCATAGCTTGTTGTTGAATACGTGCAGCAGTGTCTCGAAGGTTTCTTTGCGTAGCTTCTGATGTGGCGTAATCAATACCAGCATTAGCAAGGCTACCTAGTGTTCCGCCACCAAGTAAACTTCCAAGAAGGTTAGTTCCTACCTGACCAAGAGTGTTAGTTAGTCCAGAAGGAAGACCTGTCGTAGTCCCAGTAGTAGTTCCAGTAGTTGTGCCTGTCGTTGTTCCAGTTCCAGTGGTGGTTCCTGTACCAGTCGTTGTTGTTAGACCAGTAGTGCCACCAGTTAAAGCATTTGCCCCCACAGTGCCTAGTCCAGTTAGAGCAGCACCTCCAAGCAACCCAGTAGCACCAGTTCCAGCAAGTGTAAGACCCGCTATGTTATTAGCTGTACCTTGGCTTAATCCAGCAGCAACCAACGCATCAGCAACACCCTGAGCAGTTCCTAAAGCACTGCCAAATCCAGCAGTACCAACATTACCGAAAGTACCTACATTAGAGCCTGCTAATCCAGCTCCTAAGTCAGTTCCTTGGAAACCTACTCCCTGACCAGCAACACCAAAGCGTCCTGCTTGTGCCTGCTGAAGAGCGTCAGTAAACGACTGAGGTCCTCCTGTGGTACCACCAGTAACACCTAGAGTTTCTTTGTATTCGCTAAGACCGAGTTTATCAAACACATCTCCAAGCACACCAGACTGCGTAAGTGCTGTGCCGCCGCCAACCAGAGTAGCAGCAAGAAGAGCCTTCTCAGCATCTCCTGTCACAACACCAGTACCTAAGCCAGCAACAAGTGCATTACCTACAGCCTGTGCAGCAGTGCCTGACAGACCAAGACTAGATCCTACTAGCTGACCTAACGGAGTACCACCAATAGACAGACCAGGAAGAATAGCAGAAGCAGCGATAGACAGAATAGGACCAAAGTCCTGTTGAATCTGCTCTAGTCCTGTAGCAGCCTTACTAGCGGTAAAGACAGGAATACCGTTGACAAAGGTAGCTTGATAGTTCGTTGTTCCTTTACCTTCGTTGTTAGTGAGCATCTTCATGCTTAATTGCTCACCAGTCTTTGCGTTATACAGACCAATCTGTGAAGATTCTACTCGCTCTAATTGACCTTCACCAGTATCCCTTAGAGTCTCGCCAGACATGATTGGCTTCAGATCAGACAGATCTGTGACACCTTGAGCAGCTAAACGCTTAGACAGATCGTCAAGGATTTTACCTTCATCGCTGGTAAACGAAGCAGTATACTTCATACCAGCAGCTTGTTGTGCTTTTAGTTGCTCTAGGATCTTAAGACGGTCTGCTTCAAAGTACTTCTGACCTTCGAACTCACGATCACCTTGTCGTGCAGGAGGCTCATAAGCAGGGGTTTGAGAGAAACTAAACATTCCCTCATCGCCCTTCTCAACCACGTTACGAGTAGTAACATCAGCCATATAGCGAGGCTCTTCACCAGCAGCCTGAGCAGCGGCTAGGAAGGCAGTGATTTCTTCTGGGTCAATTCCAGCAGTAGCGCCGCCTTTGACAGCCTGTGTCCAGTAAGAAAGACCACCTGCATCAGGCTCTCGCCCAAGGTATTGACGATAGAGATCGGCTACGGTTGCCATTAGTATGTACCTCCAGCAATAGTACCAGTGAAGGTACCAGAAACAGTAAGATCAGCTACAGTAGTTGTGCCAGTAAACGTAGGACTAGCAGCCTCAATCTTTGTAGCGACTGCTGTAGCAATGTTATTAAACTCAGTGTCAAACTCTGAGCCACGAATAACTTTATTAGGGTCGCCACTTGAGAGGCTATCCTTAGCCGTAAAGTTGGTCGTCTTGACGTAATTAGACATGATTAAATAGTCCTTCCAGGTATAGCGTAGATGTCAATTTTCTGTACCGATAACGGGGTTCCATTTATAGCGGCATCAATACCAATCTGAATGACGTTTCCGCTGCCTGATAACTGCTTCTTAATCTGATCAATAACTACTGATGCTGAGTAGGTTCCAATAGAGTACTCAGCAATCCCATACTCTGACACTGCTGCAGTGGCTGTAGTTACCTGAGCCTTCTTATAGTTAGTCTCATAGTCAAACGCCCATGATAAGTCAAGCGTTGTTGCTGATGAGCCTACTACTGTGATACCAATCTTCTTCAGACCTTAGTTATGGAAGGTGAGCCGAAGTCAATATAAGGAGAATAATAAGAAAAGATGTATGATGAGCTATTGTCTGTATATCCATCATACTCTGCTACTCCATTGAGCTTACCTAATAACAGTCTATTGTCTGCCGTAACTGCTGCACATCTAGGAGATATATTATCCCAAATAGTTGCCCTGCTTGAACCGTCTTGTAAGAACTGACGTAGGTCAAAGCAGAATGTAAAAGTACTAGTAGGTAAAATCAATAGGTAAAACGCACTCTGTTCAAAATAGACGCTACGGACCTTTGTTAGATCTTCTGATGCAACATAGTCCATTAGCTGATCACGGACGTTACGGCTAATATCACGGACAGGTGCAGACTTCTCTTGAATAGTTCTACCAAGACCACGAACACCACTATCAGACAGGAATAGCAGATCCGTACCAATGTTCTGTACGCTGTCTCTGGCTACGCAACCAACGCCTGTGATAACGTCTACCAGCGTAAGATTGTCGATATTGTCAGGACTCTGATAGATTACAATGTTGTTCTTACAGAAAATAATCAAGAAGTTATTGTGCTCAGCCATTGTCACAATGCTATCTTTTCCTGGTACTACCTGCTCTAGGTTAATAAACCCTGAACCAATACCAGCAAAGTCAGTAGTATCCAGCAGAGCTGAGTAGTGAATAGTCAGATCATCCACTCCTGTGTTAGCAAGCCACAGACGACCATAAGCAGACAATGCACAGCTAGGCTGGAACGTAGAAGCCGTATAACCAGTAGGGACAGAGCCTACATCAGCAAGTCTCTGAAAGCCAAAGGAGCCTGTGTGAGCATGAGCAGTAGAGCCTAGCTTATGATATACCAGCGGTGAGTGACCAGCCTGAACTAAGAAGGCATGAGCAGATCTGCTTAGACCACTCTCAAACTCAGCCTGTACGATCTGCCAGTTGTTAGCAGTAATCGTGTATGTTAGGTTGCCTGTGTCAGTGCTATTGCGGACAAACTTCTCAGTAAGCGTTGTCTCGCCAGTAAATAGTTTATTGTTACCAGCACTAATCAGAGTATAGGTTCCGTCACCGTTACCAAACTGAAACAAAGCCTCTAGGTTAGAACTAGTACCACCAGAGGAGGTCTTATATGACCAACCTTTACGAGCGCCAATACGACCATAACGGTCAATAACAGCGTTATAAGCCTGCGTAGCAAACGCAGTCTCCATCGACACACCTGAATCCTGAGTGTTTAACCCAAAGAATCCTGGTGCAGTGATCGATGTTGCTTGTAGTGGTTTGTTTCCGTATGCCATTATCGAGGATACCAGAGAGTGTCTTCAGGTCTACGACCAGCCTCAATAGAGATATGATCTGCTAGTGACTGCTTTGCTACTGCATACTGACTAGATACATTGACACCACCGTCTTCTCCACGCTCCTCAATAGCCTTAGCCCAGGCCAGAGCTACTACTGGATTCTTAGGAACAAGAATAGTATCAGTGTTATTAGTAAGCTCAGCAGAAGGAGCATAGCCATAGAAACGAATAGTGTAGGCAGCATCTGGGACAGGATAGACATCAACCTGNNACATCTACACCATTGACAGCATAGTATGTAGGAGATCCTTGGACAGGTTGTGGGTTAAGGAGGATATTCTCTGTCATGAACGCAGCAGGACGCTCTACCAAGTAGCCATCACCAGTATCGTTGATAGCCTCATAGATCCTGAAGCGTGTACCTGCTCCAGTCAATGTATAGCTAACAGTAGCTGCAATAGTGGTAGCCGAGATGGTGGTCTTGAGTGCTTCCCAGTCCCAAGCATCTTCTACTTCACGTTTAGCATCATTGACTAGCTTACCAATCAATGCACTATAAGTAGTCTCAGACACCGAAGAAACAGTATCTTCACGGAGCCTGACCAGCACATCATTAACTAATTGTAGGTATGTAGTTGCCATTTAGCAATCCCATTTGCGTAGTGCTAAAGCCTTCCGTGTTGGACGACCCTTAGAATCCTTCATAGGCCCAGGAACACCAGACATACGAG